AATCTTCGCAGCCGCAGCACCTCAAAATGCTAATGGCTTAATTTCACAAGGTTCAACTGCTGGAACAGTTGCTGGACTTTCACTTATAGTTGATCCTAACTACACAGGCAACGATGCGAACGCTAAGTATGCACTTGTTTATCCTTCAAATGCTATGCGCTTCCACGAATCAAGCCAGATTCAACTTCGCACTGCGGTAGTTGCAAATGGACAACTTGATATCGGACTCTACGGATATTGCGCAGTAGTTAATCGCTATCCAACTGCGTTCCGTTACCTTTCAGTAGCGTAACCAAAAACTAATCATGGGTGGGTTGCTCCCGACTCACCCAGTCGTTATAGAGAGGAAGATATGGCTTCAATAGTTACAGTTGCAGAACTGCGTTCCATTCTCGGCGTATCTTCCGCTCTCTATAATGACGCTTATTTAACAGATATTATTGACACTGCTGAGCAAGTGATTCTTCCTATGCTCACAAGATATGCCCAACCAATCGATGCAGTATCGCTGACAGATAATGTCGCTACTTATCACACGCTAGGCATCCACGAATTTTCTCTTGGCCAATCAGTTGTGGTTACTGGTTGCGGATCACCATTCAATGCCACAGTAACAATTACCGCCGTTCCTTCAGATTACGAATTTGAGGCCACAATTGTTAATGCAGATATTCTTCCTAAAAATGTGATCCCTTCAGGTTTAGCAACTCTTTCAGGCGCTTCAACTTATGTTGGAGTTTCAGCAGTTGAGTCAGCCGTTCTAGTTGTTTCAGTTGAAGTCTTTCAATCCAGAGTCGCTCCTGGCGGACAAATTGAAGGAGTGGATTTCACTCCTACTCCGTATCGGATGGGGCGCTCACTATTCAACCGCTGCGTAGGACTACTAGGCGCGTATATCGATGTTGAGTCTATTGTTCAATGACCGCATCAACGATCCTTTCATCAATTAGACAACCACTTGCAACTGCACTTGCTGGCGTTGCTGGCAATGTTTACGCATTTGTTCCAGAAACTGTAATTCCACCAGCAATCGTGTGCGTTCCAGATTCACCCTATATCGAATTTAATACAATTGGAAAATCATCTTTTCATTGCAAACTTAATTACACAATCACAGTCTGCGTTGCGTATAACTCCAACCCAGCATCGCTCGACAATATCGAGCAGTTAATCATAAGTGTTGTTTCTGCAATCCCAGCGGGATACGAAGTAGGAGCAGTTCAACGACCAACAGTCACACAAGTAGGCGCTAGCAATTTGCTTGTCGCAGATATAAGCGTGTCTACCTATTACACGCAAACCAACTAAGGAGATAACCTAAATGCCAACAACAGTCATTACAGGTCGCGACATAGTTTTCAGCATCGCAACAGTAAATTACGATGCGCAAACAACTAGCGTAACCTTGACAAACTCACCAGTAATCGATACTTATCAGACACTAGATGGCAAAGCTTACAAGCACACTGACGATCAGTGGACACTTTCAGCCGAACTTCTTGCAGACTGGGGTGTTGCATCATCACTATTTGAAGCAATGTGGACTGCTGCTGAAACAGCACCAAACACTGCACTTGCTTATTCAATCACTGCAACAACTGGCGCAGTATTTACCGGAACTGCATTCCCAGTATTCCCAGCAGTCGGCGGCGCAGCACCAGGAGCGCAAACCGATTCATGGTCAATGCTTGTAGTTGGAACACCAACCGAGAACTTCGCTTAACAAACTAAACAGGGAGCAAAATGAAAAAGTCAATAACAGTCGAGTTCGTAACTGGGGATAGTGCTACTTATGTGGCCTATCCACCAGACTTCGCAAAGTGGGAAATGGCAACTAAGAAATCCATTCAAGAGTTTTCTGGAATGTGGGATATTTTATTTGTTGCTCATTCAGCCTATAAGCGAGAAGCTGCTGGAAAACCAACTAAGACACTTGATGTCTGGATGGAGAGCATTACGAATCTTGAAGTTGGCGATGACGACCCAAAAGCCATAAGCGCGGAAGTATCAATCGACTCCTAGTCGAGTTAGCGATAGCGACTCATATCCCGATGAGGGAATGGGAAACTGCCGAGGACATTCTTACCGCGATAGAAATATTAAAGGAGCGTAATGAACCAGGCAGAAGTTGATGCTTACAATCGGAGTGAAATCCGAGAAGTAATCAAAGCCTTCAAAGCAATGGATCAAACTGCTATCGATGAAGCCAAGAAGGTATCTGGCGCTCTAGCAGATTACGCATTGGGAAAGATTAAAGAAGCCGCTGGAACTAGAACAGTGGCAACTAAGGTTGCAACCCGAATTGCTGACAATGGCAAGGTTTCCAAAAGTTCCAAGGTAGGCGAAATCAGCCTTGGGTTTGCCAGTCAGAGATTTTCAGGTGGTGGAACTACTAAAAGCCTTTGGGGTGGAATGGAATTTGGTTCTAACCGATTCAAACAATTTCCAAAAAGAACACCAACGCTAGGGCGCGGAAATGCTGGTTACTTCATATTTCCTACACTTAAGGCTGCCCAGCCTTATATTATTAAAGAATGGCAAGAAGCATTCTCAAAGATTATTAAGGAGTTTGCATAATGGCTACTGATTCCAGAACGCTTAAACTAGCGATACTTGGTGAAGTCAAAGACCTAAGTGCAAGCCTTAACAAAGGATCAGCCGAGGTTCAAACCTTTGGCGATAAGATTTCTAAGTTCGGCAAAGTCGCTGGTGCTGCATTCCTTGCCGCTGGGGTTGCAGCCGTTGCCTATGCTGGCAAATTAGCCGTAGATGGGGTCAAATCCGCCATAGAAGATGAAGCCGCGCAGTTACGCCTAGCCGCTTCACTTAAGAATGTTACAGGCGCAACAGATGCCACAATTGCTGCAACCGAAGATTATATTCTTAAGACTTCTTTGGCTAATGGTGTTACAGATGAAGAACTTCGACCTTCGTTAGATCGCTTGGTTCGCTCAACTAAGGATGTTGCAGAAGCCCAGAAGTTGCAAAGCCTTGCGCTAGATATTGCAGCCGCAACTGGCAAGTCATTAACTCAAGTTTCTGAAAGTCTAGCAAAGGCCCATGATGGGAACTTTGGATCATTAAAGCGCCTAGGCGTTAGCATCGATGAAAATATAATCAAGTCTAAGGACTTTGATGCGGCAACTGCGGTATTGGCTTCAACCTTCAAAGACCAGGCTTCTATTCAAGCCGATACTTTTAATGGAAAGATGAACCGACTTAAAGTCGCATTTGCTGAAGGCAAGGAAACAGTAGGCGGATTTATTCTAGATGCCATTACTCCAATGGTTTCACTTTTTGTTGATAAAGCAATCCCAGCAATTGCAGACTTTGCTGGCAATCTTAAAGAGAATGTTCTGCCAATCCTCAAGTCAGTTTACGATTTTGTTAAAGGCTTGTTCAGTCCAATCATCGAAGGAATCAGAGAAGCATTCTCAAAGGTTTCAGATGAACTAGGCAAGAACTCAACTGAATTGAGCAAGTTCTTAGTATTTGCAAAGGCTATCTACGAGTTTGCTAAGACTTACCTAGCGCCATTTATTGGCGAAGTTCTAGGAGCAGCGTTCAAGGTTCTAGGGGTTGCAATCAGCGCAGTAATCAATTTATTCTCAAGCCTGGTAAATCTTATTGATCGCGCATATAAGGGGCTAGTTGCATTCGTAAACTTCATTAAGAATAACCCAGTAACTCAAGGCATTGCTGGGGTATTTGGCGGCGGTCGCGCTGCTGGTGGGCCAGTGTCTGCTGGAACGACTTACCTAGTAGGCGAGAACGGCCCAGAACTCTTTACCTCTTCAACCAGCGGAACAATCATTCCAAATGGCGCAATGGGTGGCAACACAGTAAATATCACAGTCAATGGCGCAATTGATCCAATATCTACTGCTCGCCAAATAGCCAATATTCTTAATCGTGAAGCAACAATTAGCGGCTCATTCAACCGCGTAGGCTCATCGCTATTGGTGGGTGCATGACCGCCTGGAATCCTCAGCCGACAGTAGTCATCAATGGAGTTGCCCACACTTCTTTAACTTTGTGGAATGTTTCAATTGGTTATGGTCGCACTTCTATCTGGGAACAGGCACGCGCTAGTTTTGCCAGCATTTCAATCTTAAATACTACTGGCACTGATCATGGCTTTGACATGAACCAGGTTGTAATAGTTAAGGTTAAGAACTCAGCAGGAGCAGATGTAACTTTATTTACAGGCAAAATAACCAGCGTTGATAACACAATCGATGCTTCAGGCTCAGTCGCTACTTCTGCCATTCAAACCATAACTGCCGTTGGTCCTTTTGCTGATATGAGCCGAAAGATTATTGGTGGCAGTGCCTGGGCAAAAGAGATGGATGATGTTCGCATGACCAGAATCTTCAATGATGCTGGCGCAACAATCGATGTAGTTGATACTCCTGGCGTTTATGAATTCATGGCAACAACCCCACCACTTACCGATGCCTATTCTTTGGCTGCAACTTATGCAACACAAGCGTTTGGTTATATTTATGAAACTTCAGGATATGAAGTTGGTTTTGCCAATGAATCCCATCGATTCGTAGATGCAAGAGATAACGGCTATTTAACAATTCCTGAGTCATATATTCTCTGGGGTGGTATTGCTAGCCAAAAGACTTTGGCAGACATAACAAACGCAGTAAGCGTTACTTATCGAGCAGGAACAGAATCAGCAGATGATGCGACCAGCCAGGTTACTTATGGAATTGTTGGGGCATCAGTCAATACAGAACTCCACAATGCTGCCGATGCGATAGTTCAAGCGGATCGTTATATTGCCCTTCGAGCCTATCCAAGAACCTCACTTTCTTCATTTACAGTCCAGGTTGATTCAAGTGCAGTCAGCGATGCCAATCGGGATAAATTCCTAGCAATGGCAATGGGCGAACCAATACAAATTGATAGCCTTCCAATTCCAATTAAGAACACCACTTACAGAGGTTTCGTCGAAGGTTATTCATTTTCAATAAACCGATACCAAATGTCGCTAACACTAACTTCAAGCGATTACTCATACTCCGTAACTCCGACACGATGGCAAGATGTTAATGCCGCCGATATATGGTCGGGAGTCAATCCTGCGGTAGAATGGGTTACCTATGATGACTAAGGAGAACGATGGCTACTAGTCCAAATTATGGCTGGGCTGAACCAGACAATACCGCTTATGTGAAAGATGGCGCACTGGCAATGCGAACCCTTGGTAATGCCATCGACTCAACAACCAATCAAATTGAAAACTTTCAAGGCTTAATTCCTCATCCATTCCTACTCATGGGAGCATAATCAATGGCAACTACTACCTACAAAACCCTAGGCCAAGCTGCTCCAGCGGCTACGACTAGCACTGATCTCTATACAGTGCCAGCAGCAACTTCGGCAATTGTTTCAACTATAACCATCGCTAATCGCGCTGCTACAGACGCGACTTTCCGGATTTCCCAATCGCTTACTGGTGCTGCTCTTGCAAATAAAGATTACCTTATTTATGACGCAACAATCCCAGCATCAGGGTTTATCACTTTGACTCTTGGAATTACTATGGCAACAACTGACAAGCTGCGCGTATATGCTTCATCGGCAAATATCTCATTCAATGCCTTTGGAACGGAGATTGCATAATATGGGAACAACAATTTATCCAGGACCAGGCAACAAACAAAGAGATTTTACTTCAAGCGGAACTTGGGTTTGTCCTAGTGGTGTTTATTCTGCCAAATTTTTAGTAGTCGGCGCTGGCGGCGCTGGCGGTGGATGTTTAACAAACTTGGTTACTGAATTTAATGCAGCTGGCGGTGGCGGCGGTGGATCAGTAAAAGAAGTTGATTTATCAGTTACTCCTGGCACTTCTTACACAATAACAGTTGGAGCAAAAGGCACTGGGGGAACTGGCAGCGGCGGCAATGGTGGAACAAGTGAAGTATTAAATGGTGCAACTTCTTTAATTAAAAGTTACGGCGGCAGAGGCGGACAAGGAAAACTTTCAACTGGTTATGTTGCATTTTCCATTAGCACAACTGTCGGTGGTGGTTCAGGCGCGGCGGCAACTGCAACTACGGCTGGCGCTCAAGCTGGCGGTGGTGGTTCAGGTTTTGGATCTTATGCACCTAACACGGCAGGTTTAGGAACTTTGAATTCAGGCGGAGAAGGAACTCCAGGAAGATCAAGAAACGCTGGTAATTCTGGTTCAGGTGGTCAATATGGTCAAACTAATGGAGATATTGGCTATCAGGGTTTTGGCGCTGGCGGCGGTGCCGGTGCTTGTGGTTTAATTTCTACATATAGTTTTGGCGTAGGTGGTAGTGCTAACGCTGGCAATGGCGCACAACTTGGCGCGGCTGGTGCAACCAATGGCGGTGCGGCAGTGGACAACACTGGGTGCGGCGGCGGTGGCGCGGCAGTTTATCAATCTACTTCAAACGCAAACGGCGGCAATGGTTCCGATGGACTAGTCAGGGTGGTGTATTTTGCCTAGATATGCAATTATAGAAAATGATGAAGTGGTAAATGTAATCGTTGCAGATTCAGCATTTATCAAAGAATCAAAAATTAAAGCAACACCATGCAGCGATGAAGTTTGCCCTGGTTGGAAATTAGTTGGTAAAGACTTTATTGCTCCAGAACCAATTTTTGTTCCAGCGGTAGTTGATGAAACCCTTCCTGAGTAAATCCGCTGAAACTCTGAGGAAACAGATAAATGCTGCCTTCCCAGATAGAGATAAGCGTTCGGATGGATGGATCGGAGATTCACGCCATTCAGCAACT